TGGTGATTGCTGATGGTACGCCAACGGTTACTAATGGAAGGATTGTAGCAGGTGGCGGCACTTATTACCTAGTGAAGGCATTCATGAAGCGAGTGCAATATACCGGTGTATCATCTGGATCGAAGAGAATACCACTGGAAAGCCAGCTTGACGGGCAAATGATGCCTGGCGCTAGTGGTGACCAGTTCTATTATCGCGGATATTCGCTTCTGTATGCGCAAGTTGCTAATACTTTCAACCTTGAAATATCCAGTGAGAGCGGATTAGCGTTCGTCAAGATGAGCAGTCAGCCACAATGGATGCTACCTGGCCGTGAGGTACAATTCAAATTTGGCAGAGATCCAATCTTAAATGCAAGGATCCAGCGCAGTTCGGGCATCTTTGGCGGCACTGGCATTGATGAAATCATTTACCAAGAAATTGGCGGTGTTGAACTGCAGCTAACCGGTACCGAGATGCAAAACTAATGGCTAAGAGCGGGGCATCTTTCAGGGTCTCTGGTGTTGGAACAACACAACAGATAAGACGGACCAAATTTACGGGCAGTGGCGATGTAAGATTTGGGATGGGGGTACGCTTAACCGGATTCGATGCGGCCGACCTATTGGCCGGCTTCGAGGAAGGCATTGACAGGGCTAACCAAATAATTGCCCAAAAGCTTGGGGAGGCTCTTGATGCTGCCTTAGAGAGTGCTGTGTGGGGCTGGCGGGACGGAACGGCCAGGGATATTGTGGATACGGGTAAATTAAAGGCATCCAGACAAATCACAGTAGAAGGTAGGAATATAAAAATCAGCTACAATGTCCCATATGCGGGCTTGGTTCATTTCGGTGGATATATTCTGCCCTATGGTAATCAAAACGCCGAAAAAATCTACGTCCCGGGAAGACCATGGCTGGATTCGGTTGTTTTGGGTGGAGGACCTGTACCTAAGTTTGATTTCGAGAGCATATATGAGCAGGCAATCGAACAAGCCTTCTGATGGTACACTATTGCACTTGTTTTGAAATAAGTGGCGAATCTACCCTTTGTCGTAAAGCCTCGACTTGAGCCGATTATCGAGGAGATTGGAACGCCGGAATCGGGGATTCTTCTTGTCGAGCGACGTGGATATTTAACTGCCGGAGAGCGTAATACGGTTCAGCAATATTTGCAGTCCGATTCAAGTGCAACTATAATGATAAAACTAGCCAGGGATGTCGCCCGTCAGTATGATGTCCCTCTAGAAAAAGCTTATAATAGCGTCTCTTCCGCGATGGCTAGCACATGCCGCGATGATGACGATTTGTGCCTGCGTGTCACGAGTGATTTCGCCGAGGAATTACAGGATGTACTGTCTCAAATGCTGCAGGTACAGGCACGAGTAGAAATGGTGCAGGCACTTGCATTAATTACGCAACGAATTGACCCTGATTTTGACATTGCCGAAATTACTAAAGTGCATCCTGATATCATCAGCCAGCTTTCTGAATTGTACCAAGACGAAGAAAACAAATCAGTAGAAAAGCTGGAGGCAATGATAGGAGAGAGCGAAAAAGTAACGATTGAAGAACTCGAAAAAAAGCCAGTACGAAAGAAGGCGGATGGATAATTCCGTTTCATGAATACTTTTGGACGTTAAAATACAGATTCCCGGGATCAACTGAATTCGACGGCGACAATTTCTGGAATCAACCATACGAATACATCATCGTATCGGTACAGGCAAGCGAAGAACTGTATCGTCGTAGCCTGCATGACCAAGAAAGGCCTATTGCATTAATGATGATGCAAACAGCCGAGTCCAACAGGGACAGGAAGAAAAACAAAATCCCGTATTCGATTCAGGATTTCTGCCTTTATGGAGATCCAGAGGAGACCAAGGGACCGGCTGGCAGGTATGGTGCAGCGGCAATGAAACTGGTAGAGATGGGACTGATGCCATCGTGGGCATTGTTCGTCTACAAGGAGCTGAAAGTAAATGCAGAAAAGGCAATGCCACCGGAACCATTAGCCCTGATTGGCGATTCTGTCGTGATCCTTGCGCCTTCTGTATCGGAGGGCTACTGTACGGGCATGTTAATCGCCAACATGGACGCTTCCGACAGCGTTGTCGAAGTCAGGTCCCTATGCGGCAAATCACTAAGGGTTCGCGTGCCCAAGTTCAAGGAAGCAGTTTACGCGGCAGAAGACATATCGCTAGCAGTGAAATAGTCATCTGTTTCAAGCGGAGCCATTGGTGGCACAACCATCCCTGACAGCAGCCAATTTTTTATTCTTAACTCATTTTCTATATTGTAAAATTGCTGTTCTTGGTACCACTTTAACCAGTCCTGGGAGGACCCTTTATCAAGATTGCAGCTAACACATGCTGGAATCACATTACTTCTACGATCTTCACCTCCTCGACAGCGGGGTTTAACATGATCAATTGTCAGACTGTTGTCATCAATGGGTGGCTGGCCGCAGTATGCGCAACGATTAGACCAAGCTTCTTTTATTGAGCTACGCCAAATACGTCGCGCCTCCTTGCTTGTGAGGGCAGACATGTTAAGTAAGTAATCAGAGGAGCGTTCATACGGTGGCCAAACTGTTAAGTCCGTGGCTCGAACAAGCATCCGATTACAGATTCTTTTGAACAATCACGGAAAGCGCAGATAACTGTAACCTAGACATAGTTACTATGCGATTGTTCGAACTAGTTTACCTTCTGTAGGCAAGCTATTATGATGCTTTTAGGCGGTTGTGACACAAACTTTTGCCACCACCCCCGATGTAATATTTGATACACTGACTGGCGACTCAACATTCATGTCGCTTATCGGATCATATACTTTTGCAAAGAATGCAACGGCAATAGATTCAATTAGCATTTTAACGCCAGGGGCTGATCTGCCCAACCTAAAATCACAGAGCGGTCTAGAAGTGGTTATACATGACTCCGGAAATATTACTAATATAAAGTATGTAACCGATGCGAGTGATCCAATTATCATGTGGAAGGTATTTTTAATAGTATGGCCGCCTGCAACAGGTACCACAATGGTGAATGCAGCGAAAAGGATGGTCGAAATATTTGGCAAGGCAACTACTGTGGAAACAGTGGCAACATCTGATGGCCTTGGCAGCTTAGTTCAAACCCTTGTACTGATACCGAGTGATTCGCCAATCCTGACAGCCTAAAAATTGGAATAACAATAGTTTGGCAAAATAATAATAGCGGGGTAACCGCTTTATCGTTTCGCTTGGGTTCAACCCGCTAAATCAGTCCCATGGCAAACTTTTCAGCGGCCTTTGGCTATAATGTTTACATGATGCCTTTGGCTTCTGCCGATGTGGATACCTCCTTCACTGGTATCACCACCGGCACCGGCACTGCCGGTACTGCCTTCATCAACCTTGGCACCACCAACGCTAACGTGCTCAGCCCGAGTGCCTCGGTCTCTTACGCTAACGGCGTCTTTACGGTTGCCGGCACCCCCTTCGACATGGACGGCCTGGACAAGGTTGCCCGCCTCTACGGTCTGACCAACGCTGCACTGGAAACCGATACCAACTCGGAAGAAATCGTCACCTATGACGACGAAACCAAGGGTTTCAACCTGTCTATCCCCACATCCAAGACCTGGAGCATCTCCCTTTCGGGCGTGGCTGACTTCAAGGATGCCGGTTACCAGATTCTGCGTCTGGCTGAGCAGAACACTGTGGCTGACAGCCTGCGGGTGAAGTTCGCTCGCGTGGGCCCCACGGGTACGGATGAGACCATCTACGGTTACGGCACGCTGTCGGGTTACACTGAATCGATCGAGGCTGGCGCGATCGTTTCTTGGGAAGCCACCCTTCAAGGATATGGCGCCTATAAGATTGACCTTGACGCCAATCCGGCTCCCAGCCCCACCCCCTGAGTTAGACAACATCCAGAATCAACGACCCCCGGAAACGGGGGTTTTTTCTTGGCAGTCTAAACAAGATATTTAAGCTCAATGGCCCCAAAGATCGGCTTTGAATTAGAGCCTACTGTTAACCAGGCGGCACTTCGGCAGGTCTTTGATGCACTAAAAGCTGGCGGCAAGCCTGTAGCCAATGAGCTGGCAAAATCCTTTGGGTTTACGGCTACTGCCAGTGTAGTAGTCGAGGTAAAAGACGGCAAGCTCGTACAAACACTGAAGGAATCAGTAAGAGAAGTAGACCTGCTTAATTCTGAGCTACAAAGATCAAACAGGATCCAAGCGGGCAGTAAAACCAATTTACAGCAAGCATTAAATACCTACAAACAACAAAGAGATGCCATTAGCAAATTCGCCCAAACGACTAACGAATATGGTAAAAGGGTCGTAAGCGTAAACAAAGAATGGGAGGTTCAAAACCAAAAGGTACAGCAGGTAAACAGGGCTTTACAGCTAGCGAGCGCTAACTCGTTCTGGGACCGTGTCAAAGTAGGGCTGAATTTACAGGGGCTGCAATCTTTCGCTCAAGGTATCAGTAATATTGTTAACGGATTTCAAAGCCTGTCTATCATTGTCCAGCAGGTAAGTGCTGTTGTTAATACACTTATCAATGCATTGAAAGGCGTTGAACAGATAGGCCTAACTTTCCAGGCTATCGGCCAAGGGGCCGCAGGGGGGCAGAAAGCATTAGAGGAATCTAGTCGCATTGCCTTAAATCTTGGTGTTGATCTTAATACCGTCAGGGAAGGATTCCTCAAGCTTTCGCCTGTAATCTTACAGTCTGGTGGCTCTTTAGATGAGGTATCAAAGATTACCCAAGCGCTATCTTCGCGATTTGCGGCATTCGGCAAGTCTGCCGATGAAGCAAAAAGGGTTACCAATGCGGTCATCCAAGCATTTGGTAAAGGCGCCCTTAGGTCAGAAGAACTAAACCAGCAGATCGCAGAAGCTGACCAAGCTTTCCGTGTTGATTTTGCCAATGCGCTTGGCGTTACGGTACAAAAGTTTGGCGAAATGGTCGAGGCGGGTGAAATCACCAATGCCGTACTGCTCAAGACGCTGCCACTACTCGATAAATCTACACTGGTCTATGGTAAACTTGGCACCAGCGCCCTCGATGCAGCTAGTGCATTTGGGACTCTTGGAGTAACGACCCAGCAAATTCAGTCAAAAATAGCAACCATCAATCAGTTATCCTTAGAACAGCTCGCGAATACCTTCAAGCCTGTAACTAAAGTCATACTTCAACTGCAGGGCGTTGTCACTGATCTGTTTGCCTCATTAGCAAAAAGTGAGACTGCAAAAGCACTTGCAGGAATCCTTGCCACGATTGGCGGAGGTTTCCTTGAATTCCTGAAAGTACTAACAAAATTAATTCAAATACTTCTCAAAGTCATCGATCCGCTTGCTGATTTACTCAATCGCTTGCTGGCTATCGAGCCAGTGGCCAAGGCTCTTGGCGTTATAATTGCTGGCTTACTGGTCGCCGCTTTAGCTAAGGCGACAATATCGGCAATATTGTTCTCGGTTTCGCTTGGCAATTCGGCAAAAGCTCTATTGGGCCTCGGTACGGCGGCGGGGTCGACTTCTGCACGATTGGCCGCGTTTGCAGCGGGTGGTGGCAAGGGTGCGGGTGTATTGGGTGTTGTGGATGCGATCAGCACGGCTGCGTTAGGGGCCGGGGGCAAGGTTCTAGGATTTGGTAAGTCCCTGATAACTGGCAAAGTTTCCTTGGGCGCATTTGTCCAGGGCGCAAAGGGTGCAGCCGGGGGCCTGAAGAACGTTGGTAGTGGTATCGTTAGTACAGCCCAAAATTGGAAAATTTATGCGAAGGCAGCGCAAAATGCTGGCGGCCGGGCGGCTGCATCAGCGAAATTATTGGAGCCATTTAACCGAGGGCTGGTCAACTCTGGCCAGGCGGCAAGGACCGCTACTAGCGCGACAGCATCTTATACGCAAAGACTGGGGGCTGCTTATATTAATTTAGCAAAATTTGGCAAGGTTGCGGCAATAGCAGGTAAATTAAGCCTTGTTACAACCGCAATACAAACCACTTACGGGGCTATTGAAGATTACACTAAGTCAACCGCTGCAGCCAATGCGGTAAACGAAAGGACCAAGAAGCAATTGGCGGATGCTGCGAGTGTTTACAAGACTGTGGAAACAGCGCTGGGGGCCACTGCAAAAGCAACCGAAAAGACTGCGGATAGGCAGGGTGGTCTCTCCAGGGCCATACAAGGCACGGTGAACTATTTCGGCCAGTTAATTCCCGGATGGCAGAATTTAAATTCTGAGGCAGCATCATATAACATGGAGATCCTTGCCACCATCGAAGGGCAAGATAAGTTTAATACAGCGATGGCTAAAAATATAAAACTTTTTCAAGAATATGCAGCCAAATCTAAAGGAACTGCGGAGGACAATAAGAAACTTGCAGACACTACGGATATACTGCTCCAGCAATATGACGCGAACGGAACAGCCCTAAAAGCACAGCTCGTAGCGCTACAAAACGAAAAGGCCGCCAGGGCAGACTCAAACGATGAGAGAGAGACTGCTATAGCAGTTATACAGGCTGAAATAAATGCTAATAATGCAAACAGAGTCGCACTTCTCGCCGTTGCAGCAGCAGCGGGCGTGGATGTTTTCAAGTACACCGAAAGGGGCAAGCAAGCGACGGCAATGGTAGAAAGACTAAGAGAGGAAGTAAAGGCAATAGAAGAGAGAAATAACGCCCTTATCAAAAAAGCAGAGGAGACTAGGGATGAAGAAATAGCAAAGATAGACAAGGCGGCTGAAGCCATTACGAAGAAAAACGACAGGGAGATAGGTGGGTACGAAAGGACAATTGCCGCTGCGCAAAAACGCTATGCTGCGGAAGACCAAGCACTTGAAAGAACCCGTCAACTAAGGGATCGAGCCTATAACGAAGAAATAGCAAAACTGGACAAGCTGGCTGCTGCCGTTTCAAAGGTATATGACGCTAGGGTTAGAGATCTACAGGGCCCCACTGCGGCGGAATCCCAACTGGCCGCGATGGACAAGGCCGAGCTGCAAAAACAGGCTGCTAATGCAGAAACGCAAAGGGAAAGACTGCAAGCCCAGGCTCAGCTTCAGAGGCTGGAAAGAGAAAAGCAAATTGCAGCAATTCAAGCCCAGAAGGAGAAAGAGCTTGAGGCAATAGCCCAAGAAAAAGCAAGGAAAGAGGAAGCACGGGCCGCTGAACTGCTGCAGAGAGAAGAGGCTGATTACGCCCGCAAGATACAAAGGCAGGAGGAAATCGGAGCCAGTCAAGATGAGATAGATAAGCGTCGCGAAGAAAACAGAAAAGCAGAGGAGAAGGCAGAAGATGACAGGGAGGCAGCAACCAAGAAGTACGAAGCTATCATCCTTCCGCTGCAGGACGAGATAAAGGCAAAAACAAAGGAGCTAAAAACCGCCGAAGTAGAACTGCAAAGAGAAAGAGATACCTACAATGATAAGATGGCACGCTCGCTGGCGATTGCGAATAATATTTTAACAACCGAAAGATTGATAAATCAAGAGCTGCGGAACAGGCCTGGCCCCAAGCCTAGCTCTAGCCCTTCGCCCACCTACAGAAATAGCACTGGTACCGGAGGCGCACCCTCGACATACCGTCAAGGCGCCGGGACAACGCCATCAGTTCCTAAGTTTGCTGGCGGTCCCGTGGGAGGTGGCATGAGGTACACGGTTAACGAACTTGGTCAGGAAGCATTCCTTAGCAATGCCGGTAAACTTTCGCATATCAATGCCCCCGCCTGGGGACAATGGACAGCCCCTGGTGCTGGTACTGTTATTCCTGCACACATTACTGCGGGCCTCGATATACCCAGCGGCGGTGTGCGCGTCAATAGTGGCGCTACAGCGGCTGTAAGGAGCTCCTCGACCAGGTCGGACAACTCTCTCGCCAAAGCCCTCGGTATAGCCCTTGGGGGCG